ACCCAGAGGTATCACACGATTTCCGCCTTGCTACTGACACAGGTAACTGGTTAGTACCAAACCAATACGGTGCTTCACAAGACCGCGTATGGGCTGGAGAAATCGGTGTATACGGCGGAGCATACTTTGTAGAGACTCCACGTATGTACAAGGCTGCAGATGGTTCTGGTGGAACTGCTGCTAACAGCGTATACCGCACAATTATTTGCGGACAGCAAGCACTTGCTGAGGCTGTTGCTGAAGAGCCACACACAGTAATCGGACCAGTAGTAGACCGCTTAATGCGTCATCGCCCAATGGGTTGGTACGGCGTATTAGGATTTGCTCGCTACCGTGAAGAGGCTCTATACAGAATCGAATCAGGTTCTTCAATCGCTGCTTAGTTGATTGACGGTAAGACACTGTTTATACGGCGAATACGTTGCAGTGTCTTACAGTAAGTTCATTAAGGAGAACAATGGCATATTATCTATTTAAGACACCTAATGTAGAAGAGGGACCAGCAGGTGGTGCTAGGCTGTTTTACTTTTATAAATTAAATAGGGGTATAAGTATTGCTAAATCTGGTGCTACTTACTCACGGGTAAGATATGCAGTAGATGAAGATATAGCAAACTATGATGAATTTTATCGTGGTGGTTATACCCATACAGTTGATGATACAACTAAGGCAGCATTAATTGCTGGTGGTGTTGGAGTAACGGAAGCAAACTTTACAGCGATATGAGTTTACATCAAGAAAGAACACATCCAGAATTTGTAGAAGGATGTTTTGGTTGCAAGATTGGTACTCTAGAACTAGCACCTGGAGATGCCAGAAAACCAATTGCCCAAAAGAAATGGGACGGAGAATTGGCTGCTTATCGGGCTGCTAGGGCCGAAGGTATCCAACCAGGAGGGACAACTTGGCGGCAAATAAATGCAGCACGGGAAGCCTCTGAGAAGTTAAATAAACCATATGATGCAAACACTATGCCAGCGGCTCAGAAGATAGACCAACGGGTAGCAAACACAATGCGAGAGGTAGGAATGTAATGCCAAAAGTAGGAAAGAAAAAGTTCCCATACACAGCCAAGGGAAAGGCTGCAGCCAAGGCTTATGCTAAGGGTGAGAAGATGGAATCCAAGTCTGAAAAGATGATGGAAATGCGTAAAGGCATGAAGAAAATGGCAAAGAAGAAAAAGAAGTAACATGGCTCTTAAAGATGTTCCTAAGAAAAAGGTTAGAAACTTAGACCCTAAATTTAGTGTACCTTTAAAAAGTAAAAAAAGAGTACCTAAAATAATTAAAGGTAAAGATGCTATTAAAGCATTTGAAAAAGAAATATCTCCTAGAGGTATGGCTAAGACTAAAGCAGAACAAACTGCAGCACTTGATAAGTTAATGAAAAAGCGCTATGGAAAGAAGAAGTAATGAAAGCCAAAAAGGGAATGGGATTCAAAGCAGCCCAAAAGAAAATCTCTGCCAAGCAGGGAGTTTCTATGGAACGTGCTGGAGCCATCTTGGCTGCGGGTGCGAGGAAAGCAAGTAAGGCTGCAATTAAGAAGAACCCTAACCTATTAAAGGTTAAGGGTATGAGAAAAGCAGGACGAGGAAAGTAATGTCATCGGGTCAACGTAAGCGTCACGACGGTTGGAATAAATCAATTATACGGGATGGTGTAATTGTTATTCTTCGTAAAGACGGGCGTGAGAAAATGCGCCTTGACCCAAAGACAAAAGAACAAATTAAGGGGAGCAAATGAAAGACTCAAGATTAAAAAGAGCGGGAGTATCTGGCTTCAATAAGCCAAAGCGTACCCCTAATCATCCAACTAAATCACACGTAGTAGTGGCTAAGGTTGGTAGCCAAGTTAAAACAATTAGATTTGGACAGCAAGGTGTAACTGGGGACAGACAACCTACTGCTAGACAGAAATCATTTAAAGCACGTCACGCTAAGAATATTGCTAAGGGCAAAATGTCTGCAGCGTACTGGGCAGATAAGGTGAAATGGTGAAAAAGAAAGTAGCATTTTGGGATAAGAAGAACCCTAAGAAAACTTCTAAGAAATTAACACCAGCACAAAAGTCTGCCGCTAAGGCTAGGGCTAAGGCTGCTGGTAGACCATATCCAAACTTAATAGATAACGCAGCAGTATCTCGTAAAAAGAAATAGGGGCACAGGGGACTATGAGTAAAAAAGATTCTATAGCACTTGTATGGTGCGATAATGGAATGGTAGATGGCAAGTTTATGCAAGGCGTAGCAGATGTAATGCTAAAGTCTGGCGTAGAATTTGCTACAACATTACGTAGCCAAGGTAATCAAATTGGCAGGCAGCGACAAACAGTTTTTGATTACTGGTATGACAAGACTGATTACGAATGGTTATTCTGGGTAGACTCAGATGTAGTAGTTAGTCCAGAAAAGTTTAAACTATTATGGGACAACAGGGACGCAGAAAAGCGTCCAATGATTACTGGAGTATATTTTACTACAGATAATCCTGAGGAACCATTGATGGTTCCAATGCCTACATTGTTTAGTTTTGTTGCTAATGAAGATGGTGGCTTTGGATTAGCCAGAGTACATCCTATGCCTCAGAATCAACTAATTAAAATTGATGCAGCAGGTATGGGATTTATCCTAATGCATAGAAGCATAGTACCTAAAGTCCGTGAAGTAGCAATTGACAAAGTCGTCTTTATGGAAATGGGTAGAGGTAAGAAATTTATAGGCGAAGATATATTCTTTTTTGCCTTATGCGATAAGGCTGAGGTTCCACTATATGCCCATACTGGGGCAACTGCTCCGCATATGAAGCGGTTCTCTTTTGATGAGCATTACTATCAAGCATTTTTTGGTAAACCAAAAGAAGAACCTAAGTCAAAACTTATTACACCCGACAAGAAAATCATTACACCTAGATAATAAAGGAAGATATGACAACTACCCTATCGAACATAATGGATGAAATCCAGATTAACTTGGCTGGATATACATACCAACAAGATAGAGCAACTCACTTAACCAGTGCAGTTAGCACTCTAACATCACCATCATCTTCACCTACTATTTTATCTTTAGGTTCTACTGAGAATTTAGGTAAAGGTGTAGTTGAGATTGATGAAGAGTTAATGTGGGTAGATTCATTTGACCGTGTGGCTAATACAGCCACTGTAGCCCCATATGGCCGTGGCTATCTAGGCACTACTGCTGCTACACACACAGCAGATACTAAGGTTACTATCTCCCCTACCTTCCCACGCCACGTAATTAAGCGTGCAGTTAATGACACCATTAAAGCAATGGGCGCTACTATATTTGCAGTAAACAATACTTCATTTACTTACAATGCAGCAATTACTACATATGCATTTGCTAACCTAAATATAGATAATATTTTAACAATTATGTGGCAAGAGATTGGTCCATCTAAAGAATGGATACCAGTTCGTAGATGGTCATTTGATTCTTTTGCTGAGCCTACAGCCTTTGGCTATACATCCTCAGATGATGTTCAGACAGTAACTATTGGAGATTACATTACTCCAGGTAGAACTGTAAAGATTGTATACGCAACTGAGCCTGTAGCATTTACAACTAATGCCCAAGATTTTGCAACACAAACAGGGCTACCAGAATCCTGCAAGGATGTGGTAGTACTTGGTGCTTCATACCGTTTGCTTACCTACCTTGACCCAGCACGTGCGGCTCAAGTTAGTCCACAGGCAGATGAAACAGATAGCAAGAGGCCGTATGGTTCTTCTCAGAATGCATCCCGCCAATTGCTAGCACTTTATACACAACGCCTCTCTGAGGAAACATCAAGACAACAAGCAACATATCCAATCCGCATCCACTACAGCCGATAGGTAGATAAATGACAACACGTAAATACTCCTCACGCTCACAGCAGACAACTCTGGCTTCGGCGTTAACTTCATCTGGTACTTCAGCAAGCGTAGTATCAGGAACTTCTTTACTAGGTGGTGCCACAATATCTGCTGGCGAAACCTTTACGGTGGTGATAGACCCAGATACAGCGCTTGAAGAAATTGTAGATGTAACGGCGGTATCAACTAACACCCTAACTATTGTTCGTGGTCGTGATGGTTCATCTGGTGTAGCCCACTCTGCTGGTGCAGTAGTACGCCATATGGCAATTGGTAGAGATTATCGTGAAGCCAATACTCACATTGAAGCATCTTCTGGAGTACACGGTTTAACTGGTTCCGTAGTGGGAACTTCAGATAGCCAGACTCTAACTAGTAAGACAATTGATGCTGCAAGCAACACTATCAGCAATATTGCTAATGCTAACATTTCAAGTTCTGCAGCAATTGCAGATAGCAAACTTGCTACAATTTCAACTGCAGGTAAGGTAGCCAACTCTGCTACAACTGCTACATCTAGCAACACTAACTCTGCAATAGTAGCCCGTGATTCTTCTGGTAACTTCTCTGCAGGAACTATTACTGCTACCCTAAGTGGTAACGTAACTGGTGCAGTAACTGGTAATGCTTCTACTGCTACCACATTACAAACTGCTAGAGATTTCCAAATTACTGGAGATATAGAGGCAGCAGCCGTATCTTTCAATGGCTCAAGTTCAGTTAGCCTAGTATCATCTATTGCTACTGGTGCTATCGTAAACGCAGACATCAATGCCTCTGCTGCTATTGATAAGACTAAGATTTCAGGAACTGCTATTACTGCTGGTGATACTGGCACAGTAACTAGCACAATGATTGCTAACGATACAATCGTCAATGCTGATATTAACTCATCTGCTCAAATTGCATATAGCAAATTAAATTTAACCAATACCATAGTCAATGCAGATATTAATGCTTCTGCTGCTATTGCACTATCTAAGTTAGCCACAGACCCATTAGCCCGTGCTAACCATACAGGTACACAGACTGCCTCAACTATTTCAGATTTTGATACTCAGGTACGTACTAATCGTCTTGACCAGATGGCTGCACCTACTGGTTCAGTATCTCTTAATAGCCAAAAGATTACTAACCTTGCTACACCTACATCTAACACTGATGCTTCAACTAAGGCTTATGTAGATACATCTATCTCTAACCTTATTGATGGTGCTCCTAGCACATTAGATACTCTTAATGAAATTGCTGCAGCACTTGCTGATACAGCCAACTTCTCAGATACAGTAGTTCTTAAGTCAGGTTCTACAATGACTGGTGCTTTAGCAATGGGTACCAATAAGATTACAGGTCTTGGAGACCCAACTAACGCACAAGATGCTGCTACAAAAAATTATATAGATACTGCAGTACTTGCACCAAGTAACTTAACTGGTCCTATTACATCTGTTGGAAATGTAACCTCTGTTGCTTCCCAGACTGGTACTGGTTCTAAGTTCGTAATGGATAACACTCCAACACTTATTACCCCAGTGCTTGGTGTAGCAACTGCTACATCTATCAATGGAACTACAATTCCATCAAGCAAGACTTTAGTTGCTACAGATTCAACTCAGTATGTAGTACCTAGCCAAACTGGTAACTCTGGTAAGTACCTAACCACAGATGGAACTACTTCATCTTGGGGTGCTGTAGAAGCACTACCAAGTCAGACAAGCAACTCAGGTAAGTTTTTAACTACTGATGGAACCACTGCTTCTTGGGCAGTTGTTGCTGGTTCTCTAGCACAACCATCAGAACCATCAACTCCTAGCGATGGACAAATCTGGGTAGATACAGATGGTAGCGTAGTTGGTCAAGCATTGACACGATGGTCAAAGGCTCCTACTGGTGGTACAACAAGCCTAACTGGAAATGATGATAACTCTCTAGCATTATCTTATACAGTAGGGTACGAGCAGGTATACCGCAATGGTGTGCTTCTATCTCGTGGTAATGACTACACAGCAACTAATGGTACATCTATTACATTAACTGATGCTACTATCACAGGCGATATTATTGAGGTGTTTGCTAGCGCAGTACTTGCTATAGCAGATGTCTACACACAGGCTCAAGTAAACAATCTAATAAATGACAGCACCATTATGAACTTAATGGGCGCATACTAAGAAAGGTAGTAACTAATGGCTACAACTTCTAAGGTGCTCTTTCGTGGAGCAGCAGCAACATCAAGCACAACTCTATATACAACCCCTTCAGCAACTACAACTATTGTAACTAATATACTTGTTACTAATACTGTAACTGGAGATGCAACATTTACTATATTACTAGATGATGTATCTGCTGCTACAACAGTTACTGTTGGTGGATTTGATACTACAGTAATAGATTTAAAACAAGTATTAGGTGCATCTAAAACTATTAAGGGTTTAGCATCTGCAACAACTGTTAACTTTCATATTAGCGGAGTGGAGATTGCGTAATGACTCCAGTAAGAAGTCTCAAGACAGGTTTATTTAAAGGTACACTATTAGTTGGAAATACTAAATATGACCCATCTTTTGCAGTTAGTTATCTTGTTGTAGCAGGTGGTGGTGGAGGTGGCGCTGCTAACTCAAATGGTGGCGGTGGCGGTGGTGCTGGTGGATATAGAACTAGTGAAGATTCTAGTACATTAAGTCGTCTTCCAGGAACTAATTACACAGTTACTATTGGCGCTGGCGGTGGCTCTAATTCAAATGGCTCTGACTCAGTATTTTCAACCATTACATCAACAGGTGGTGGTTGGGGTGGAACAAGAAATGGCCAAGCAGGTGGCTCTGGCGGTTCTGGTGGTGGCGGAGCGGCAGATAATTTTACTAGTGCTGGTGCAGGCAATACTCCTTCAACATCTCCTTCACAAGGTAATAATGGTGGCGCTGGTAGTTCTGGTAATAATGGTACTGGTGGCGGAGGTGGTGCTGGTGCTGTAGGCCAAACTGCCCCTAGTACTGCTGCCCCTGGTAATGGTGGAAACGGTAGAACATTTGCTATAACTGCAAGCACATACGCAGGCGGTGGCGGTGGTGGTGAGCGAAATGGTGGTTATACTCCTATTGGTGGTACAGGAGGCGGTGGACAAGGTGGTTCTGGTTCTGGAAGAACGGCTACCGCTGGAGATGTAAATACTGGCGGTGGTGGAGGTGGTGCTGGTGGTTCAGGCACTGCTGCTGGCGCAAGTGGTGGTTCTGGAGTTGTTATTTTAAGATACCCAGATACTAAAACTATAACTATTGGTGCTGGTTTAACAGGTACAGAAGGTTCACCTGCTGGAGGATTTAAGATTGCCACAATTACTGCTGGCACTGGAAATGTGAGTTGGGCATAATGGCACATTACGCGTTCTTAGATGAAAACAACGTAGTAACTGAAGTTATTACAGGTATTGACGAGACTGAAACTATTGAAGGATTAGATACTGAAACTTGGTATGGTAACTTTAGAGGTCAAGTATGTAAGAGAACATCTTATAATAACAATATCCGCAAAAATTATGCAAGTATTGGTTTTACTTACGATGCTGCACGGGATGCTTTTATCCCACCTAAGCCTTTTAACTCTTGGATATTAGATGAGGCTACTTGCCAATGGCAAGCACCTGCACCTATGCCTGTAGTTGAGGATAAATCTTACTACTGGTCAGAAGATGACCTATCTTGGAGGGAATCAGTAAATGGCAACGATTAGTAATACACCTAGACCAGGGTATGTATGGGACTCAACAGACAATGTTTGGTATCCTATAGGTACTGGTCCTCATACACACGCTGACTACATTACATCTGGCTCTGCAATTAATCCTAATATTGTAGATGCTAAGGGTGACATCATTGCAGCCACTGCTGCTGATACAGTTGCCAGACTTGCTGTTGGTGCCAATGACACAGTACTTACTGCAGATAGTTCAACTGCTACTGGTTTGAAGTGGGCAACACCATCTGCTGGTGGAATGACTTTAATTTCCGAAACAACTGCCAGTGCATTATCATCTTTATCACTGTCATCAATTCCAGGAACATATAAAGATTTATATTTAGAATGGTCAGGAATTGAACATTCAAATAATAGTACACAATTTCATCTTAGATTTAATAATGATAGTGGCACAAATTATCAAGCACAAATTTGGATGTGGAGCGATGGTAGTCCACAATGGCAAAAAGATAATTATCAAGGAAATAATGCTTCCTATTGGGCTGCTTTTGGAAATGGTGTTAATTTAAGTTCTACAGATTATAGAACACACGCAACAGGTAGATTAAGAATTAGCAATTATGCTTCAACTACAAAGAAAAAAACCTACGAATTAAGTAATGGCTATTATGATAATGGTAATGGTAGATATAATGGTCAAATGTGGTTTCCAATGTTTTACAATAGCACATCAGCAATTTCGTCTTTAGATATTGTTAGGACTGCTGGTACTGGAACATTTTCAAATGTAGCAAATACTTCTATCAGATTGTATGGTATATCATAATGAGTAAACTAATTGTAAATTGTGAAACAGGAGAGACTGTTGAGCGTGAACTAAATGCTGAAGAGTTAGCACAACAGGCTACTGAAGAGGCTGCAGTACAAGCAGCAGAGGCTGCCCGTCAAGCCGAAGTAGCAACTAAAGCAGCACAACGCCAAGCAGTACTAAACCGTCTTGGTATCACAGAAGAAGAAGCAAGAATCCTACTAGGAGGTAACTAATGCCAATAACTAAAGCATCAGGCAATTCGGTAACGGCTGCAGCCAAGGGTGACCTTGTTGTAGGTAATGCCACTAATGACTCAGGCGTTCTATCTGTAGGTGCTAACGATACTGTTCTCACTGCTGATAGTAGTACTGCTACTGGACTTAAATGGGGAACGGTTGCCGCTGGTGCAAACTGGTCAGTTATTAATTCAGGTGGTACAACTTTAAGCGGTACTTCTACAACAGTAAGTGGAATAACTTCTGCTGATAAAATTTTAGTTCTCGTTGATGCGGCATTGTTAAATAACAATACAGGTGCGGTAATTGGACTAAGATTAAATTCTGATACTGGAAATAATTATGCCTTTATGGGTGCTAGGAATTATCCAAATAGTACATCATTTCAAGCACAAATGTTCGGTGCTGATGGTAGTATGGCTGCAGATAGTATTCCATTAGCAAATAATCCAGATATTGCTAATAGGGAAGTATATGCTTATGCTTTATTTTCAGGATGTAATTCTTCTGGATTAAAAGCATTTAATTCAGCAGGTGGATGTGCAGTGGGTTATTCAAGTCAAGCCTATCAACAACAAAGAATTCACGGTGGTTGGTATTCTGGTTCAAGTACAATATCCTCAATAACTATATTTGCTGGTTCAGGTTCATTTACTGGTGGCAAAGTTTATGTTTATAAAAGCGCATAAGGAGTAATAATGAAAATAACAGAAAAAGAATTTAATGCATTAACAGGTGAAACTACTGTAACTGAAAGAGATGAAACTCCTCAAGAACAAGCGCAAAGAGAAGCAGCCGAAGCCGAGTTTGCTGCCCGTAAAGCCGAAGCAGATGCCAATGCTACTGCTAAAGCAGCACTACTAGCACAACTAGGTATTACAGAAGAGCAAGCAAAACTTTTACTTTCTTAATTAAGGAGCACTGTGGCTGGTCGTGATATAACCGAAGGTCGTGCCAATCAAGCAATTGCTGTTGATGTTGGTATCGTATCTACATCTCAATACTGGCAGAATACATCTGACTCATATGATGTAGCAGTTGGTGGACAACCATTCTTCTATGCCATAAATGACCAACGTCCATACATTAGACAGACTGCACCTTACAAGAAGGACCAGTTTGATAATGGAGCAGAGCCAGGTGAGCAATCACTTACAGGCTGGTGGATAAGAAGTCAATCATCATTTCACGGTGGTGAAGGTATTAAGTTCTATGACCCATCTGCTGGTGAAGTAGTTGCCCATAGATTTACAGATAGTAAAGGTGTTAATGTCTGGACTAAGGGTGAAGTAACATTACTTAAAGATGTTGCTACTGGCCACGTAACTACATACCCAGTTGAATCTAATGGTCGTGCATTTCAACAATTACGCTCTATTAAATGGGGTAGCAATAACGGTGTACTACTACACGATGGATATGATGTAGATAAGATTGATACTGCTGGCGTAGAAACTCACTTCATTGACTTTAATGCTGGTTCAGATGACAAGGTATATGCAATCTGTGATGATGGTACTGAAGCCTATTGGGTAACTAATGACTCTGGCCCATCTGGAAAACTAGAAGTAAATAAAAAGCCTTTAACTGGAGATGCATCTACCTCTAAAACAGTATTGTTTACTGCTGCTGGTATTACAGTAACTAATGCTGCTATGGAATACGTTAAAGACCGTATTGTTATGGCTGCTAATAATAAGATATATGAGTTTTCTACCTCAGCATCATCATTACCTACTGCTATATATACACACTCAGATTCAGATATTATTTTTACTTCTATTACAGCATCAGGTCCCGCTATTTATATTGCTGGCTTTAGTGGTATCCAATCATTTATATTTAAGTTTACTCTTAATACATCTGGTTCTATGCCTAGTCTTACCTCAGCCATTACTGCTGCGGAGATGCCAGTTGGTGAAGTAATACATAAGATTTATTACTATCTAGGTTATATGATGATAGGAACCAATAAGGGAATTCGTGCAGCAACTGTATCTGACCAAGATGGTTCTATAAATTATGGCCCACTAATTGTAGAAACTACTCAACCTTGCTATGACTTTGCAGCCAGAGATAGATTCGTATGGTGTGCAACTAGCGTAGATGGTGAGCCAGGAGTTATCCGCATTGACCTTGGTAATGAGATAGAAACTTTACGTTTTGCTTACGCAAATGATTTATATTATTCAGGTGTGTCAGGGGTAGACACTACATCCTGTGCATTTTTAGGAGAGACAAATAGACTTGCATTCTGTACAGAAGCAGTCGACCAAAAGTCTGTAACTAACAAAGAACGCACTGGCACCACTGCAACTATTACATCTAATGCACACGGCTATGTGGCTGGAGATAAGATATATGTTATTGGTGTAGATACAGCACTAGATGGTGACTTTACTATTACCTCGGTAACTACAAATACAATTACCTATACTACTGCTACATCTGGAACTATTGCATCTACTGCAGTAACTACTGGATTTGTTGGCAAGCCTGGTTATTCATATTTAGAAGCAGCATCTACATTGATGTCTACTGGTTATATAACTACAGGATACATTAGATACGGAACCCTTGAGCCTAAAAACTTTAAGCGTTTACTTGCTCGTGGTGACTTTAATAAAGGTTCATTAGTACTTGAAACTGTAGATAAAGATGGTGTTGAGTATGACCATATTACCTACGAAGCAGGAGTAACTGCAGTTGAAGTTGGTACTAACAATCCTGATACAGCACAAGAGTATGTAGCCTATAAGTTTGTTCTTAACCGTGATGCTACAACTACTAGCCAAGGACCTACATTTAAGGGCTATCAAGCAAAGGCTACTATTGCTACACCACGTCAAAGAGTTATGAAGTTTCCTGTTTATTGCTTTGATATAGAAACAGATAGATACAATGTTGTATCTGGATATGAAGGTAAGGCACTAGCACGACTACAACTACTAGAAGGAGTTGAAGAGAATGGCGACGTTGTTACCTGGCAAGACCTTACTACTGGCGAAAGTCGTCAGGTAGTTGTTGAAGAAATCTCATTTACCCGTATGACCCCACCTGATAAAAGGTTTGATGGGTTTGGCGGAGTAATTGAGATAACTATTAGAACGGTATAATACTTATGACACCTAATGACTGGGCTGCATTGGCAGTTGCCATAACCACTTTACTGGGAGCACTAGCGGTTGGAGTTAGACACTTAGTTAAACACTACTTGTCAGAACTTCGCCCTAATTCTGGCTCAAGTTTAAAAGACCAGGTCAATAGGTTAGAGGAAAAACTTAATAGATTATACGAACTTTTAATACAGAAGTAGAAAGTAGTGGGGATGAAAGCAAATAACTTTCCTAAATGGTTCTATGATAATGGAACAGTGGATGACTTTGAAGCAGGACTAGCAGAGTTTAAGGGTAAAAAGAATCTTAAGTTCTTACAGATAGGTGTCTTTACTGGCAACGCATCTGCTTGGTTACTAAAGAATATTCTTACAGACCCAACATCATTACTTGTAGATATAGACCCTTGGTGTGGCAACCTGCCCCACGAATCAGTCTATGACTGGGATGATATACAGGAAGCATACAAGGAACAGATAAAGCCACATATTAAAAAAGTAGAATCATATAAAGCATTTAGTGGTGACTGGTTAAAAGAACATAGAGAAGTTAAGTTTGATTTTATTTATATTGATGGTGACCATCTACCAGAATCAGTTACTTTAGATGCAGATTTATCTTGGGACTTACTTAAGTCTGGTGGCATTATGGCATTTGATGACTATGAGTGGAACCATCCAGATGGATTTGATAAGAACCCTAAGCCAGCAATAGATGCTTGGCTAGCAAAACATAAGAATGAAATAGAAATAATACGTAAAGGATGGCAAGTATGGATAAGGAAAAAGTAAATGACAACTGTTGCCAAGAGAGCCACACCTGCTGCGATTGCTGTACTGCGCCAAGCGACGGCATTAAGACCGAAACGCAAGAAGGCCAGCGATGGTCTGCTTCCATCTGCTGCTCATCTAAAACAGAGTCCTAACTCAGACCATAACACTGGGTATGCAGCCGACTTAACTCACGACCCTAATGGTGGTATAGATTGTTTTGAAATCTATGACAAGTTACAGTCAGATTCAAGAGTTAAGTATCTAATATTTCAAGGTAAGATTTGGTCAGCCAAAAATGGTGAAGCCAGATATACTGGAGTAAATCAACATAATAAACACCTACATATTTCCATCAAAGATAACTGTGGTAACGATACGTCACCTTGGTTTCCTTGGCTGGGAAAAGCAACAACAATAAACAAAGTGGTAGCGGCAACAAGGCCATTACCGAAGAAGGAGAACAAATGAAAGATTTAATTGCTAAGTTAAAGAGCAAGAAGACTAAGGCTGCAGTCAAGTCTTACCTTCGTGCTGTACTAGCATCAGCAGTAACAATGGGACTAGCACTGGCTGCTGACCTATCACCAGAGTATGCAATCCTAATCGGTTCTGTAACCGCACCATTGGCTAAATGGGCAGATAAGACCGAAAAGGAATACGGTCTAGGCTCTAAATAAGTACCCCTAATTAGCCTTTAAAGGCTGTTTATAGACACGAATAACCCCCGCCCTAGTAGAGATACTAGAAAGCGGGGGCTTTTCTTGTTTTCTAAGCAGTTCCCCTGCTACTTAGATAACTCTTGTGCCACTTGGAGGATTTTATCTGGTCGTATCAGATATCCCTTTGAAGGGTTAGGTTCTATATTACAGGTAATTGGATGGCCCCAAAGGGTAACTGCCCTTCTAAGCGTGTCGGTTAATACTATAAACACATTACCTTCTAAAACAAATGCCCAGTAGTTAGCCTTAGTTGAAGATAAACCAGATGGATACCACTCGTTATTATTATGTGACCAGCATACTGTTTCTATGTATAGGTTACCAGTATCTTTCCACTTAAGGTCTGTCTTAACCTCAATGGTTTTACCATTAGTTAGTAGTTCATTAACCAGTGACTCACCTTCATGGCCAACTGATAAATCTAAATCGAAATCAGATAGTTTGCTCATAAGTTATGTCATCAAATACAGAGGCTGGAACAACTGTCTTACCAACTATTCCACGTTTACTTCTGTATGTATCCCTTTCATCTTTAGTAGTTCCTGCCCACAATCCGTGGACTAGGTGTTCGATTGCATAGTCAAAACATTCGACTCGTACTGGGCAAGTGTTGCACATTCTTTTTATAAAATCAAGGTGGCTATAGTTTCCTTTTTCTTCTGTAAAGAATAGTTCTACATCAAGACCTGAACATGCTGGTGTGCTACTAAATTTCATCATCCCCCCGTTGAATAGAATCCAGTTCCCTTAAAATGTACTGGTGTGGAGGACCATATACGAACCATTAGATTTCCGCAAGAGGTACAATCTGGTGGATTAGTGTCAGTTTTTTCTACTGTTAGTTTGCAGGTCTTGCATTCAAAATCATAATAAGGCATTTATTTATCCTTACAATCTGCATAATGAAATGCAACTATATCTATTACTGCTTGGTCTATATCTAGATTAGAAGTACATATAACTTCAGAACAATTAGGACATTTAGCCTCTGAGTTTATTTTAGAATCCATTAATCACAATCCATTCCGTGGTCATCTATTGGGGTAGGCAGGGTAACTAGTGAACCACAATTAACACACTCACCATCTAAGAAGTAAAAGGCTATCTCACCATTTTCAAAGGCTACTATAGCAGTAAATAATTCTGAACCACATAGACAGAAGTCACCTATTGAATTACCACGTAGGTCCATTGCTTTGCTGTAATCTTTTTTAAATAAATCTTTTATCTCTTTAGGATTCTGTTCTGTCATCATCATCCTCTATATTATTTTCTACTATATCTACATCTGTATAGGTACGCCATCCACCTAGTATTTTGATTAAAGAATTAATTGCACGTTCAACTCGTTTACGTGCACCATCAGCAGATGTATTTAATTCCTTAGCCATGGTTGTCCACTCGTAGTTATCTGCAGTGAAACGTATTCTTAAAATATTTTGTTTGGCCTCTGCCAATTGATTGAATGCTTTTTCTATATCTGACCGTAGGACTAGCCAGTTGTTACCATCTGAAACTTCACCCTTACCAAATTTAAAGTTAAGGTCTTTGATTTTATTAGGCAATTCATAACTACCTGCAATAATAGATGGCAGAAACGCCTCGACAACTGAGGCGTCATAATAGTAAAGGTCTGCTAATTCATAGCCAGACTTAGCAGACTTTTCTTTTTCACAATAAGTTATTGCTGCATTGCGTAATGATTTAGCAATTAATTTTTCTTTATCTTTATCTGGTAACTTAGACCATTCTTTATATTTAACTGGATGAGTAACAAACCACATCCATAATGTCTGTCTAATATCCTCAGCATCAAGCATGGGATATCTTTTAAAATACTCGGAGGCAAGGGAGGATACAAGCAAGTCATACTCTTGTACCCACGCCTCACTCACTGGTTAGTCCGCACCTTCCCATTGTCCTCTTTGTACTAATAGTCCTATTATAGCATAGTTTGCCAGGTCTATTAGGGTATCCTCTATTGACTCAAAGTTGGGCGTGTTGCCTTTATCTACTAGGTTATTTAGTCTGGCTAACTTGTCGTGCATCCTGACCCGTAGCCCATTCATAGCCCCGCCTGGGGCGTGGGATATATTTAATGGGCCGTAATCTTCTTGTTTTTTAAGTAGAATTTTTTTTAGTTCTTTTATAATTACATCTACATCACTTGGATTCTTCATCTAATATCTCCCTAATACTAGTATCAAATTGTTCCATTGCTGCTGTTACTTGTATTTCATCTGTGAATTTTTTACCTTCTCCTATACTGCTAGCGTATATAGTTATACCTAGTAAGGTAAGCATACGCATAGCACTGTCTGGAGATTCTTCTATAGTTGTATAGATATCTCGTAGTGCACTAAGTATATCTAAACCTTGGCCATCTGATATGGCCAGGCCAACCATACGTTTATTTTGTCCTACAAAATCCCAGAAGTCTTCGTCATTTTCCCAAGCATTTTCTAATTCGCTCATCTATCCACTCCTTTCCTTCTTGAATAATGATGCTGTTTACATCATGTCCTTCTGGCATTTGCAGAAGATTAACATTAGTTAATTCCCTACTTAGTTTTTTACCAAATTCTAGTCCTGGATTATCACCATCTGCTAATACAATTACTGTTTCAAAATCATCTAGTATTTTACCGTAGTATGGTTTCCAATTATTTACTCCTGGTATACCAATAGATGGATGATTAGTTTTGGCTGATAAGACTATTGTATCTAACTCACCTTCGGTTACGCATATATAACTATCTGCTGTTAAGACTGCTTGTGCATTAAACATTGTAGTCTTAGCCCCAGGTACACCCATATACTTTGGTTCATCTGGATTGTCATTGATACTTCTAAATCTAATATCAACAACACCTGATGGTGTTATGTATGGAATTGCTAGTCTACCTTTATATGATTCGTGTCCTGGTAGTGGGTCTTTAACTATCCCTAAATGAAATCTTTTCCCCTCTTCTACCGAGAGATGACGGGTTGAAAGATACTCCTCTGCGAGATGAAGATGCTTTGCGTATTCTTCCGCTGCTTGGTAAAGAAATGTCCTCTGCGAATTTGAGAGCCTCACTATAACTACCTCCTTGTTTGTATATAATTAAATCGTACACATCGCCTTTTACTTCACAACCAAAACATTTAAATCTGTTCTCTTCAAAATTAATTGCTGCAGATGCGTGACTATCATCGTGGAATGGACAACGCATCTTGCGCCAGCCATGCCCTTCGTTAGGCAGGCGGGCGCCTATATGTTCTAGGTAGGCAGCAACACTGTGCTTATCCATAACAATAATCCAATCAGTTCTTGTTGAAACATTGTGAGTAAAACTATTAATTCATTTAACAAGTTTTAACATTCCTTCTTTGTTGGTATGTTTTCTTACTATTACTAGTGCTAAATCAAAACAAAAGGCTGCTGTAAAATGTGTTTGCTCTGATAGTTTATCATCTTGTCCTTCATACATCAATCCTAAATTATTATGATACTTAACTTTTTCTTCTAGTTCATCTATAATATTTTTAATTTCTTCGTTCATCTAGTATCTCCTTTATTAGTTCTATCCATATCTTTGCTGGCATAGTTGCATACCATTCGCCGACATCTCCTTTACCTATTCGTTTGTGT